CAAATTTTTTTGATAACTTAACTAGAGATCATTATACCATGTGACCACGCAGTTGTCAAACCAAAAAATTTTTAACGCAAAAAAGCCCGCTAATTTTAATTAGCAGGCTCTTGTGTCTTTTTCTTATTATTGATTTCGTCTGATCTTACGTTGTCAATTACACGTATTAGCATAATTATAAACTTCTGTTCAGAAGGTTCAATCTCTGTTGCTTCTAAAACATCTTTTACACCTATCAAAGACTTGCCTAAGTAGTTACCATTCATAGTATCCCACTCATCTCGTAACATTCGATAAGCATTAAATGCTTGTTGCACTTCAAATGGAAAATCTTCAAATTCCACTGGTATCTCAGACTCTACTGGGTCTGAGCCTAACATTTCGCACATTTCAAAATACTGGTCTTTTGTCATTGACACGCCCATATTTTGAATGTAATTAACCAACTGCCGATTTACTTGCTGGAGCTGGTCGTCGAAAAGTTTCCCAAGTCTGTGACCTGTTCACTAATAAACGCATCAAAATTGCTAGAGTTCTTCATTAAGTACAGTGCATTTTCAGCAGTGTATCCTAATTCCGCTTCCATGTCTTTGCCAGTTAAATCAACTGGTGCTAGCTGTTCGAGATAAGTCAGCTTAAAGCCAGACCATCCTTTAACTGCATTTTCAACATAAAGTTGCAAAAATAAATCTTCGTTAAATTCTTCCGAAGCTTGACGATTTTTAAAGCTAGTTTTAGTAGACTTCTTACGAATTGATAGGAGTGTTTCGCGAGATAAAAATGCCAAATCAATCATAAAACCAGGCATACCGGGGTATTCTACCTGTACTGATTTGGAAGGAACTAACAATGTTTTTAAAGAGAGAGTAGTCATTTTATAATAAGATTAAAAAGAGAGACTGGAGATCAACCCAGCCTCTGTAGAAATGCAGTGGCTAATTAAGCTGCTGCGCGGTAAATGATAGTTGCTTCGTTAGACTGTGTAATGTCGTAATCAGCACCTGCAAAACCTTGAGCTGTAAAGTTAATTGTTGTAGAAATAACTTGCTCTGTGTTAATTGTAGGAATCTGCAACATAGCTGCAGGTAACTTAATTTCAACACCAGTAGCATTTGTACTAGGTCCGCCTAGTTGTACATTAATTGTAAACTTAGGATCAACTGTTGTAGTTGAATCAGCTAACAATTTTGATAACAATCCGCCACTTTCAAGAGTACCTGTTTTTAAGTATGCATTAATAGTGCCACTAATAGCGCGTGTACCTGTAAAGTACGTGATAGGTAAATTAACTGTACCTAAATTAGCAGGTGTCAAATATGTTAAGTTATTAGCAAAAGTAATGTTTCCACCAGTTAAAGCAATAGTATACACAAAACCAACATTAGTTGCAAGTGTAGCAGTAGCTGCTGCTGAACCACCACCGCCACCAGTAAAGGTAATTGCGGGGGCAACGAGATAACCACCACCAGCGTTAGTAACTGTAATACCTGTAATAGTAGAAGTACCTATAGTAACTGCACCTGCAGTAGCACCAGTACCATCACCAGCAATAACGGCTACTGGAGCAGAAGTGTATCCAGTACCAGCTGTTGTAATTACAATACCTGTTACACCGCCACCAGAAACTGTTGCGGTACCTAGTGCGGTTACACCATTAAGAACCTGAGGGGCGGAGAATGTTACTGTTGCAGTTGTATATCCAGTACCAGCGGCAGATACTGCTGCTGATGTTACAGCGCCGCCAGATAGTGTTGCAGTACCAGTAGCTGTTGTACCACCAGAAGGTGCCGCAGCAAAAGCTACTGTAGGTACAGAGGTATAACCAGAACCAGCAGTACCGACTGTAACAGCCGTTACGGATCCAGGAGTAGTTGCAATAAAATCATCAATACCGTCATTAACAACTAGAGTACTTAACTTGTTAGTAATAAAACGAGCTGCAGTATTCTTAGCAAGCGCAGTGTTAGCTGCTGGGCTATTGGCCCCTGCAAAGTTAGTTGCTGATCCAACGTTTGTAAACGCAACTGGACTTGCTGTGCTAGCTGCGGCACCATCTACCACGCGAATTCCTGAACCTTTACCGGCCCAAGCTATTGTTGCAATAGCATCAATACCAAAATCAATAGTAGCAGAATCTAAAGCGCAGTTATCAATAACATAACCTGCATTGTCAAATAATATAATTAAGCCAAAAGGCAGTAATTGATGTTTATTAGAATTAGTAAATCCTACTGTACCAGTAGATGCTGCAGAGGTCCAAGCGGCACCAACGGCACCAAGGTTAGCTGCACCACCAAAAGCATTCCATAAGTACTGCTCTTCGGCAGTAATTAAACTACCTGTGTTATGTGGGCGAATATATGTAGAGAAAGTAAAGTCTACTGGCTCTAGTGCAGTGTTAAAACTGCGCTGACCACGAACAGGAGCTGCCCCTGCTTCATTTAGTGTAACTGTATCTACAGTAGTATTTTGTGAAAAGCTCATGCCTTCCAGCACTTGAATTTCAAAAGTATTAGATGCAGACATGACGCTTAAAGCGTTTTTGTAATCACCAATTTTTACACGACCAAAACTGTCGATGTTAGTAGTAAAGAAGACTCTACTATTACGAATTAAATTAACTGCTGCCATAGCTATTCCTTGTAGTTAGTAACCCAGGAGTACACTTACTAGACATTTATCTGTATTGGTACTATTAGGTAATTAGAGTGCATAACGCACCTGTAAATTTATTTCACCGACACCATAAGGATTTAATAACCCTTCATCGGTTGTTATTGACTGAATTAATATTTCAGTAGTTGACAGATTATTAGTAATGTCATATACTAATACTCGGTTAGCATCTATTACATTCTCTAAATCGTCTAGTAAGTCTTCAAGTAATTGTTGCGCTTCGCTTTCGCTACGAACATAAACTTTTACACTAACGTTTAGATGTCCCCAAGTAAAATCTCCTGGTAGATATTCTCTTAATTCAGAACCGGCTGTACTATACACACAAGGGAAGTCTTGAACTTCATCCCAAAATCTTAATTTAGGGTAGCTATTATCAGACAAATCACTTTTAAACGTACCGGTTCCGTCTATTGTTTTAAATTTTTCAGCTAAAGCTGTTACAATACTTATTCTTCTTGTCATAGTGCAAATGCCCTTAATCTGTTACCTACTGCTTGTTGCGCAATTTGTCTAATTGAATTAGAGATTAATAACTTAGGGTCTCTGGTTTTTGGATATCGCTGTACACCACCAACGCTAAAAGTTGCATAGGGGTACTTCATATAATTGTAAAATGCAGTTACCATTCCTTGCTTACTCATTGATATACGTTCTACAGTAGCTGATTCAGCAAATCTACCAGTTCTATAGTTAAGTATATCTTGTCGATTACCATCACCCATATTATCGCGAATAGTATTATGCAGCTGTGAATTTATTAAGACTAACAGTTTAGGTAGATTAACTGTGCTTTGTTCAGCACTGATTTTTAAATTTAGAGCTGGACCGACAGTAGAACTAGATTTTTTCTTTACTTGTTTAAGTTTAGATAAGTTACTTTTTACTCTTTTCGCGGCTTCTTTAATCTCTTTTTCTAACGCATTGCCTTTAGCAACAGTAGAAGCAAAAGATTTTACTGGTACAGGTTTAACTTTTGTACCAAAAGGTTCAACTTTTGTTTTACGTAAAGCCGCTAGCTGTGTATCTTTTATATGTTTTCTTAATGTTTTAGAACTTTTTAAATCTAACAAAAAATTTGCTATTTCTTTTTTATTGTTAGGAAAGCTACTGTTTAAAGCTTTAGTAACTTCAGCTAAATTAGCTTTATAGTTCTTATAAATTTCATTAAGTTTAACAGCAATTATTTCAGTATCTTGACCAATTTTTCTAAGAGCTGTTTTGTCTTCGGAGTATATACCTTCGGTACTACCTATATCACGCAAAAGAGCTACAAAGTTTAGAGCTCTTGAGAGTCTTCCAGAACCTTGATTAGTATTAGAAGCTAGTATACCAACTTTAGAATCTCTTTTAGTTTTAGAGTCTTTTAGCTGCATCTCTACACTTACAAAAAGATTATTTCTATTTTCTGTACCTTTTAATACAGAAGCGGTTAAAGCTTCATATTCTGGTAGTAAGCTACTAGATGCTATATCTAAATATTGGTGTAGTTTAATTATTTTGTCAATAAAAGTATTGCTGTAAAATTCACCAGCTTGTTTCGTAGTTTTTAGTCTTATAAATGCTTGAGACTCTATATGGCCTACTTCAAAATTTTGGCCATACTCTGAAGCATCTTTCTGACTAAGTCCGCAAGCTTTTAAAAACTCTACCATAACGGTAGCTGTATTAGAGTATGTATCCGAATAGCTAATTCCTGTAGCCTCTTCTATGTTACCAGTATCGCCGGTATTAGAAAATAACTGTAAAGGATTTTCTTTATAGTTTTGATTATACCAAACTATATATGCTTTTAGTAAAGGTTTATTAGTATATTTATCTGTGCCTTTAGCAATACCAGTTTCCGTAACTGTTGGCATTTTTAAGCCATAGAACTTCCAGTGTCGGCGTAATCCTTCTTCAGTAACTACGGACACGTTATTACTTAACGCCTGCCCTAAGTTTCTAAACTGTGAAACAGGTCTTCCATCTAAACTTTTACCATCTTGTATCATTAAAGATGCTGCTCTACCTAATACCTGTTTATCGATATTAGGAGCATTAGGTACTTTTAAACTATTTTCTAGGGCATCTGTCCACGAGTCTATAGTTAAGAAAGTGCTGGGATTATTATTTAGAGAGGCTCTTGCTCTCATTACTGTACTAAACTCGGCTATACTCATGTAAAGTCCGCTACATATTGGTCTAGTACGCGTTTAATTGATGCAGGTAGATTAACAGATGCAACGTAATTAATCTGCGTAGTATTAGGGTTTAAATCACGAGTACTGTGTACAGCACCATTGTTTCTAGAGTAATACTCTATTAAATCTAGTACCGCTAGTTTTAAATCTCCTGGTACAGCA